CCCGTTTGTAGCCTTTGTACCCTGGTATACTAACACCAAGGACTCCACGGCGATAGAAGGCCGACTGTGCCCGATAACTCGGGAAAGCAGCTGGCCGTTCGCCCCAGGGATCTAGAAATTTGGCAATTCCTAAGCCAAACTCCGGACCCCCGGCATAAATGGAGTAGCACGGCAACACGTGGTCACCCTCTCGGACCTGAAAATCCTTGAGGGGGCACAGCGTGTACGTGTCAAAGGTGTATCCCGCCCATCCTTTCTCTCGACCGTGAGGTCGAGGTGAGAAGTCACCTAGTAAGTGACCATCACCATACCCATCAGGGCCCCAAATTCTCAGGGGCTCAGCGATGGTTTCGAGGACAATGGCTGCAGGCTCCAGCATACCTTTCCGCACATAGAAGTTATGTAACAGGAAGGCAGCTTGGCCTGACATTTTATCGCGAAGATAAAAGGGACGGATATCTGCTCCCGAATAGTAGTCCCCACCGCAAGATTCGCGGAAGGGACCAGAAGAGTAGGATTTGTCTTCGTTCACGACAAACCCAGCAGCGTGTAGTGCCTTCCGCAATAAAGGGACGGCACGAGTGGAGACGATAATATCATCGCCGTACACGCTGACCACTTCATTCCGCTCCGAGCAGGCTTTCGCCAGCCCGAAGAAGATGAGTGATTCAAGGGGGAACGTGAAACCATTCCCCATTGACGAAAACTTCTGGAGCTTCTGTACACTGCCTTCAACTTCACACGAGGATGATCTCCCGTAGTTGAGGAAGGCAGCCCAATCGATAGGTAAGAGGTGATACACCACTTCCGTCGAAATGAGGTCAGAAGCCATACTAAGGTCCAGCGTTGCTAAAGCGCCGGAAAGTGAGCCCTCACGGGCTAGACGTTTGTTTTTCGTCTGGTCCAGAAGGTCCACACCAAAATGCAACAACCGACGTGTCATATACTGGCCTACACCCCGCTGGAACATCACGTTCAGCGAAGGTTCGGTACAGATGCCACGATCGGTCTTAGCATTTTTCGGGACGAAGCTAAGTCGACACGGGTGAATCTCGATGTCAACTAGGGCGTGGTCTGAGTCGTTATGAGGGACCCAACCAGGCATCTCGGCTAATAAAGTACTAACTATCGGCACGAGATCTTCGCTGCAACAGAACTTCTTGCTCAGTTTCGATCGAGCAGAAGAGATTTTTCTTTTGATTTGAGTCGTTGCACCCGGTCCAAACCCAAAGTTCAGGGTTTCGAATTTAGGGACGTCCCCAAGGATGGAGGCGATTATACATTGAGCGCGGTAAAACACCGCTTCAATGTCTGGCGAGAAAGAAAATCTGCCAGAAGCCCACAGCTTGAAGATGTCATTCGATTCGGAGCAGATCTGCTCTGACCTACGGAAGCTCCGTAGCGCTACTTCGCGTCGGTCAATTCCGAGTTCAATGTCGCAGCGTTTTTGATAAAACGCAAGGCATTGTCGGATATGACTGGCGTCATGTGCGTCCACGGCCGTATAGTCAATATCAAACTTGCAAATAGCAAGAGGACCAGCACTAAGAAGGCCAAGAAGGCTTCCCCGCGCTGCGTCCGATTTGATTTGTGCTTGGTGCCATAAAACCAGCTTTGAAACTGTTTCATGCGTATCCTTCTCTGAAGACACTTGATCCCAGCGGGTGAACCGCATAGTTTTCTCCTTTCAGGGGAAGATTGGGAGTTGGGAATTACTCCTGGCCACGCAAGCGGCCAGACGCACTTAGGTAGGTGCGACCAACATGTCGAAGAGTTCAGGGACCGGGCCAGTAGTTACTGGCGCGACCGACGTACTGACGTTGCCGTCAATATTCAGTGCAAGCTGCCGCACGAGGCGGCGGCCGGCAGAGTCGGAACGCTCATGGAAGAAGCCGATGGTCAACATCGAGTTCTCGTATGCGACCTTAGGCGCAGCAGTGTAACCCGCTGCGTTTTGGCCAGAAACAGTCTCCATCACTGGAACGACTGTCCGATTCTCCACCTTATACACACCGCTCTTAGACTGCGAGAGCGTCAGCGTGCAGGTGACCTGGGCAATCGTGGGAACGCCAGCGGCGTTTTCACGGTAGAAGGCCACCACCTTACCCTGCTCACGAGTTACCGAGATAGGGATAAGAGTGTGAAGTACGGGGGTTGCGGCGCCGTCATAGACAGCAATGTTTGCGATTTGGCTCACAAAATCTCCAATGAGATAGGACGTACGTTGGAACGTACGAACGTCGACCTGCCAGAGGATCCGGCAGACATCGAGACGCAGTAACTACTTGCGTTTATCCTAACGCCGGGAGGCGTCAGGCCCGCTCGCGCCGTTGCAATAAAAGCGCAACAGCACTTGCAGTATGTGACCACGTCGCCATCTTTTCTAACGGCTTGATGGTAGGACGGGGCACGGACAAAGTCGTCGATATGCTTCGGCTAACCGAAACGTAGCGAGAACGATATTGGTCAAATCCCGAAAAGGATTTATAACCAACCAGGTAAGCGCCATTGGCGCTCCACCTAACGGTCCGTGAGGTCACGAACGTACCAGTCAGAGCTTGCGCTAGACCTCGGGCTGCCAGGAACGCACCAATCGGTGTGAACCAGTCAATCACGAAGGAATAGGGGAGTTTCTCCCAGGCAACAGAAAGAGGATCGGTTAGACCAAGCAACTGCACGACATTGACTTCTCGTACAATTGCCTTAATCTTGACCGCCTCGAAGCCTTCGCTGGCACTCAGCTTATAGTTTGCTGGTGCAATAAAGACACTGACAACACCCTTCTTCTTAGAAGTAACGGTGTAGACCTGTTGTAGCGGGACAGATGTAAGGTGCGCTAAAGTCTGCGCAGCCTCAAAAACGTCATTAAGCAAGGGCGCAATCCCGTACTGGGTTTGCAACCAAGCCGACGTCATCGTCTTTTTAAGAGTGTGGGACCTACCGGCCCCACGCTCGTACGCTACAATCGACTTCTGGGCTGAAACAAAATCACCACGTTTTGCGTGGCGATAAGCACCGTCCAGAGCCTTGGCTGCGCTGAGGATCATTTGTAGAGACTGGTTAGCCTCCGCAAGCGATACTGCAGCGTTAAACGTACTACCGGCGATCTTCTCACGAAGTTTGCCGAGCAAGGCTATGTCATCGTTGCTAGTCCACTTAGTCGTGAACTTGCAGCCGCCACAAAGGGCATCGAACGCTGTGTAAACAGCAGTGTTCGATCCATTCGCTGTATAAGTACCCAGCGGATTAAGGCCCGAAGACAGAGTCATGCTGTACGCATGCTCACCATTGGAACGGCCCCGTTTCGGGGGCCGACGCCACACTTTGCGAACCGACGAACCAGCATAGAACCCTGGAAGGTTACGCACACCTGGACTGAGAAGCGGATTATCTGCTCCATTCCAGTTGCGCGACCAATAGGATCCCACGTTTGGGACGTCACCCGTAGGTGTGCCTACCGTTTTCCGGTAGTCTTTGGTGTCATTGCCAACAGTCATAGTACTCTTTCATCATGACCAGTGCATGCACTGAGTCATGCAGTAGTTAACTGGGATGAGAGCGAAGGCTCACACCCATGGGTAGAAGTACCCAGAAAGGACTCCTTTCAC